CACCAGTTCTAGGACCCATTGGAGATGTCACAGGCATCATCACCATTGCCCATGGCAAATCGTCTACCGAAACAACTTCGCACGTTCTTACATGAACACCAACAATACGAACTTTGTATCTAAAAGATCCCTTTACGTTTTGTTTGTACTCTGATGTGTCTTCGATTTGACCAATCCACCAGTTAAATCCATCGGATCCAACCTGATAGATTGGCATGAGCTGGGACAATAGATCATCCATGTGAATCAATCATCATAAACTCTGCATTCCAAAGCACCTGGGTTGCTATCACAAAATAATTCAAGTGCGGTTGGGTCATGATCCTCACCAGGATGATTTACTTTGTATGCTTCTAGAGCAGCAAGTTCTTCTTGAGTATGCCTACGTGCCTGTGGAGATGTCTGCGGGTCATCAAGAATCTTCTTATCAGTTTCAATATGCTTATCAATACTTTCCATGTTTAGTTACCTCCGTATACATTATTTATTATACTCCATATTGATTCTGCCATGGTTTCTTTGCACCCTGATAACCAGGAACTGTACCTGCCTGCTTTGTGCCAGTAGGAGTTGATGGTTTGCTATCTTTCTTGTCAGATGAATGGGTGGATGGTTTGTCCTTCATACCATAACTATCTCTCATGAGTCGTATAGTTGTGGTAAACAATCCCCCACCAGCCCCCTTTCCCTGCTTATATTCATGTGTAACTTCTTCGATTAGATAGACACCGCTGGTCTCTTCATCAAATGGTTTCTTTGTTCCTTCACTGTCTGCTACTTTGTTTCTTAACTCAAGGTTAATCTTATCTCCAGCACAGATCTGAGCATTTCCTGGAATTACAACTACTGCTTTCTGATTCTTTAATGTGGAAAATCTGGTTAGTGATTGTGCCATGAAATGTTTTTGCCAGTCAGCATATTGCGATGGGTTCTTTGAATCTTCATATGGTGTTCCTGGATCAGTCTTGTTCTGCCATGTCTCATGATCTAATATCATTGACATGATACGTGTAGGATACTTGCCCATCTCTTTCTCAGTGTAACTTGCTGTCTCTTGACTGCCAAGGCCTTCACGACTTCCATATGTATTGCTCATATTATATTGGTACTCTTCATATTGTCCAGTAGAAGGATTAAAGAACACCATTAAACTAGAGTACTTACCCTGTCTTAGATTAGTAAACAAATCAAGTTCAGATGTAAATTGAGCACTCAGTATACTAAACACTGGATCAGATGCATCAGTATTTGCTGGAAAATCTCTATATGGTCCCCATGGAGGTAAGATGTTACCTGCTGCTGCTTTCTCCCCTACATCAGCACACAAAGCATCAACAGAGAAAAACATATATCCTCTTACAGTTTCCCAGAAAAAATATCCAGCAGTTCCTTGGAGTTCCTCTGTAGTTGAACTTGAACTGGTTGATCCAGTTGTACTTTTTTTCTCTGCCTTTGGCACTGTTTTATTTCTTAGTGAAGATGCAATGTCGAATGGTCTTCTTCTATTTGGAAGCATCTTCATAGAGAATTCAGAGTTCTGAGAATAAAATGATTTATCTGTCTTCAGTTCATTCTTTAATAACTTATCAATGATTGCCTCTGATGTTCCAGACAAAGGTGTTTGTACTCTAACACCCTCATTAATGAGTGCTTCTCTTGAGACAAGACCTAATGTATAAACTTGCTTCTTATCCTGCACTATTCTATTCGAAACTTTCCAAACATATAATGTATATTTTGTTGGTCCCTTTTGCAATACATCTTGTATTTCTATCTCCAATTTTTCAAATCCTTGAATAGGAAGATCATTATAAAGTCCACCACTATCAGCAATTACTATGCTACCAGAAATAAACGGAGACATAATACTTTCATTATAGTTAAAGACACCAACTAATGACTTGATATCAAAATTCTTTGTGCCATCTGCCGAATAGATAACACATTTCTTTAGATTAAATGATCTAGATTGTTGTTGTTCTTGCGCCATTATGAGATTGCTGCTAGATGTAATTGACTAAAGAAGTCTGGTGTTGGTGCCTGCTCAAATCCATCATCGGAAGATGGAATAACAACAGGAGGTGCAGTATTATTTACACGAATAACCATGACACTATTGGACATTTGATCTTCAAGTGGTGCCATCGCTAGTAATTTATCTGTTTGTGTAACACTAGATTGTGGACCCAATAATCTTCTTTGTTCTCCATATGTTGATCTTCCATACTGATCCATCAATTGTCTTTGGAACTCACCATTTGTTGTATTACCTAAAGGTCTTCCTTGTATTTCTTCAATCTGTCTCAATTTTTCTTCTGGGAACATCATATTTCTAATTCCCCTTACTGTATTTGTTATGGGATCATTTGTTTCTGTTTCACCATAACGATTTCTGCTCGTTGATGACGACTGTGGTGACACATTTGGGGATGGTCTTGTTCTATTGCGAACTCTATGTGCAGGATCTGTGTATTGCAGTCCATTTCTACGATACATTGCATCGAGTTCTGGATCTGGATTCATTGGTTGGGCTTCATACTGCTGAAGATACTGTGTCCTACTCGTTCTGTTGAATCTATTAATATCTTCTGGTTTGTATCCAGATCTTTGATAAGAACCAGGAACTGTCCACCCAAAGAATTTCTGTACGGTTCCGCCTCTAGAATCATATTGAGATCCTCTTGGTGCCATAACTCTGCCAGTGTTAGGCAACCAATTAAATAGTCCAGCAGTTTGTTGATTATTCATAACAAATCCACTTTGTTTTGGAACAAACAATTCTGGTCCTTCCTCTCCAACAAAATAAGGAGTACCTGCAGATACTGGACCACCTCTTGCTCGTGCTGCTGGTTGATTTTGTTTTAATTGTTCTGCACGTTCATTTAAGTATTGTGCTGGATCAATAGGTTTAAATGATGTTCCAGTTCTTCTCTCTAAATGCAAGTGTGTATTGTCCGCTGGTTGTGCTCCAGAACCAGGCCAATATTTAACAGTAGCAATTACATTTCCTCTCTTAATAGTATCTCCTATCTTTGCTACTGCGTCAACATGTCCGTAAATATTTCGTGTTCCATCTTGATGATCAACAACAACTGCTTGTCCATGTCCACCAAAATCTTCATAGATATCTGTTACTACACCATCTTCTAGAGCTAAAACTCTAGAACCTCGATCAACACCAATGTCAATACCCTGGTGATTTTTTGATCCCCAAGAAACCGTCCTAGGACCAAATCTACTTGTTAATTGTGGGTTTCCTTCTGGTAAAACATCTTTAAATTCATTTGTTGTTGTACCAGTTCTTGGATTAAATATCTCAAGAAGATTTCTAGCTCCTCTACGCAATCCAGTTGCTAAATTTTTAAAAAAGTTAACTACATTAGAAAGCAATGACTCTAGAATACCTGGCAAAGATGCTCTAGAAAAATATTTTTCATATCCATCAGCATATAGTTTTGCAAACTTTGCTTTATTTTTGTGCTCATAGTCCAGCTCATACTGGTACATTTTTTTGAAGAGATCTGGGCTTAAATCTGTTACCCCTGGTCTTTTTTTATTTGAAGAAAATGTAGATCCTTGTGTAAGTCCACCCTCTGCAAACGGAACTGCTCCAGAATCCCTTGCCATCAATGCTGCATCAATAGCCAATGATCCAGCAGTTCCAGCTCCAGGAATTGTGGATGCCGCACCAGATGCTATCTCCAATGCAGCTCCAAGCATGTCACCCTTGGCAGCTCTGTTGATTGCAAAAAATCCAGATAAACCTAATCCAAGAAGTGGAATTTTTTTAGATATATTTTTTGCTAGTCCAGTTTCGATACCTTCCTCAACTGCTTTTCTTCCAAATTTCTGTGCTACTAAGTCAACAGCACCTTTGCCCATTGTTTTTTCTAGGGCACTCATCGTAACCATCTTTGCTACTTTTCCACCACCTTGCGCTAGTTTTAAACCTTTACCAGCAGCTAATTTAGCAATGACCGCACTTCCAAATATTTTTCCAATTGATCCAGCCATTCCTCCACCAGGAGGATCTTTTTTATTAAATCCAGTTACTTTAGATGTTCCAGAAGAAGAGCTCTGCTGCTCTATCTGCATTTCTTGATTGAGTGCTTCTTGAGCATCCAATCTTTTCTGGTCAAGGTCTTTCTTATTTCTTGCTACCTTTACCATTACATCTGCTTGAAGATTGACAGCAGATGAAACTTTATTTACAAGTATAGTTGTACTTTCAAAACCTTTGACTAATAGATCACTCTGAATTCTAAATGCCTCTTCAATACCAGCAACATTACCTTCAGAAACTTCCGATAACTCAGTGAGTTTCTGGAAGTGAGTTTCCATTCTAGCAAATGTCTTTGTCATTGACTTGACAAGGCTAGATCCTCTCTTCTTTACTTCCTTTGGTTCTTCTGCTTTTTCTTTTGCTGGTGGTAGTAATTTTGTTGTTGGTATTACTGCATATTGCTTAGCAGGAACAGTTCCTTCACCCCAAGGATCTTGTATCACATCTGCAGTTAAATCTGCTGCCTGCTGTACTTTCTTCTTGTTTAAAATATCAGCAATTCTTCGTGCTGCTTGACGATCAACAATCTTCTCATCTACTTGCTCTCTAAATGGTTTCTCAAGGAACTCTTCGACCAACCATTTTTGGTATGTTTCTAAGTTTGAGTATCCACCATCCTTTCCATTTTGATTTACCTGTGGATATTGACCATATTTTTTGATGTTTTCAATCAATCTATCAGCATCAGCATCACCGAGATTAACAAAGGATGAATACTGTGTACCGTACTCATCTTTACGACCAGTCAACTTTACCTTAAATCTACGCCAAGTAGATTCACCAATATTTCTCGTCGGCCACCATGGTTGCTGTGGATCTAGTATTCCTTCTGGTGGGAGTGCTGGGTTAATCATCATACTAGAGCCTCAGCAAAGAAAGGTGAGAGATCCCTTCTAGGAACACCAGGAGTAGCACTGTCTCCCTTAGGAACAGCAGCACCAGAAGAATTATTATATCCATCATTAATAATTTCAAAGGATTGTTTGGTTCTAGCCATGGCAACTTGTTCAGATTGAACTGCTGCTCTAGTTGCAGTTTCTGATGCTTTTGGAGATGGAGAAAGAGCTTGATTTGTTTTATCTTGGATTGCTTGTATCATAGGTGCCTTCAAATCATCGTTAGCAGTACCCTGTGTATTGATAAGTTGATCTGTAGGAAATCCTTTCTTAAAAACAGCCCATCCTTCCTTTCCTCCAGCCTTAGATCTTTCGGCAAAATATTCAACTCCTTTATATGTAAAAGGTATCTTTGTTCCTTTTGGCATACCATAATTATTTACATCTAATGCCCAACTGTGTTTGGGAACGGGGGGTTTTGTTGGATCTGGTGGTGGTGGATCTGGTTGAGGAGCAATAGTGGTTAATGAACTTGCCCCCTTACTTGCATTAGCACTACCAAATGTATTTGAAGTTCTCTTTATTTGTCCTGAACCCAGAGCACCACCAACTCCAGATGCTGCACCAAAGTCAGTTCTTCCTTGAATAAATCTTGCCGCTTCAGTTGAAAGAGGACCACCAGAATAAAAATCATCAACTAAGGTTTTCGCTGCAGATGCATTACTTATGCCACCAAATAAAGCCTCAAGTTGAGCAAGACCATCGGGTTGGGAAATTATTTCTTTAATTCTTTCTATTCTTTTTTGAGGTGTTGCTCCAAGTTTATCCGCAACGGGACCATATTTTGCTTGAGCAGCTGGGTCAGTAGTTCCCCAAATAGCTGCTGAAAGTGGTGAATATTGATTCTTAGCTGTTAATTGACCAAATAAACCACCATATCCAGAATAATTTTGTCCTGCTCTATTAACCATGCTCTGCATAACATCTGCTTGGTCTTGTAGAGCTGAAGATTCCATAGTTGCCACGAAAGCAGCCAGTTTTGCTTCTCCAGGAGCACTTGATACTGTATTGCCAGGTGGTGGGGTATCATCAGGATTTATTCCAGCACCTCTCAATAAACCAATTAAAATCTCACCAAACTTTTCCCATCCACCTCTATTCTCATAGTATTCTTGTAGACCTTTTGCTTGGACATCTGCAAATTTGTTTCTATTTTTTTGGATAGCATCGAGACGTGCTTTATTCATCATCGCAAACGTTTTTTCTGTCCACGGAAGGACCATCTCATTAACACCCACCTTTTCACCAATCATACCAAATACTGGTTTGCCACCAGGGATGAAACCACCTTTCACAAAAGGTATTACACCAGCATCTCTTGCTGCCAAAACACCATCAACTCCCAAAGATGCTGCTGTTCCTGCCCCAGGAACTATACTAGCAGCACCAGATGCTAACTCAAGTCCAGCTCCAATTATATCACCTTTCATTGCTCGCTGTGCCGCAAATAAAGCACCAACTCCAAGACCAAGTAGAGGTATTTTTTTCAAACCCGCTTTCAGTCCACCCTTAGCAGCAGATTTTCCAATGTGCTTTGCCATCGTTCTGGCTGCACCTCTACCACCAAATGCAGCAGCTGCTCTTAGTCCTGCTCTTCCAGCACCTCTTCTACCAATTTTTCTTGCAAGAGCAGTGGCACCAAACATTTTACCAAGTATTCCACCTCCACCCTTACCTTTACCAATCTTACTAAACCCAGTAACAGCAGCATTGCCAGCACCACCATTCTGACCCTCTAGTAGGTTCTCTTCATCAAGTGCTTGCTGTCTATCAAGATTCTTTTGATCAAGAACTTTTTGCTCCTGATCCAAGCGAACCATTGTAGCAGTTTGCTTCTGAATAGATCCGAGTAAAGAGTATAATGCCTTGCTCAGACCATCAAATCCTTCAGTGATTACTTTGCTTTGCTTATTAACAACTTCAATCAGACCCTCTGGTACTGATACTGTGCTAGTAAATCTCTCTGATAATTTTGTTAGTTGAATCTCAATTCCAGCAAGAGCAGATGCCATTGCTTCATTAACTGCCATCCTACTGGACCTAGCAGATCTTCTTTCACCTTCTTCTTTGGTTCTTTCTGTCTTTGGTTTACTACCAACCATGGGATCCTGAGGATCTACACCATCACCATAATCAAACTGAGAACTATACCTTCTTTCCTTTGATTTTGTTGGGTCTCTACCAGCAGGAACATCCTTGTCAAAAAAACTCTCTACTCTACCACGATTCCTTGCAACTTTATCACCACCAAACTCACTGCCTAGTGCCTTACGAAAGAAAGATCCTCTACCAAATCTTTCTCTAAATTCTTCCTTTGATAACCCACCTTCTTCACCAACCTTGAGTTTCTTTCTGGCATATGCTCTCTCGGCACCCGCCATCTTCTCAGCAGATTTAACTTTCTCCCAAGAAAGCTGGGCAATCTGAGCAACAACATTCTTGTTGCCTCTAGTATCACTAAGACCAGATGTTCCAGATGAACCCGCCATTACCTTTTCTGCTTCTCTTGCTCTTGTTTGAGGTTATCGAGATATTGCAATAGCAGAGAAACATATACTTGTCTCTCCCACGGATATAGATTTTCTATCTCTGTCAAACTATATTTATGGTGCTGCATCAAAGCAAAGTTGGTTTTATAATACCCTTCCAGAGTATTGTGGAAGAGTGCTACCCGAAAAAACTTTGGAGACCCTCGATGGTATAGTCAGATTTCACACCAGTGTTTGGATTGACTACACTAAAACTATGCTGAAGTTTTGGTGCAGTATCAAAGAACTGCTGCACTTTTTCAAACTGTTCGTTGGTAAACCTCTGTACAAATTCGATCTTTTCTTTTCTAGTAGTCGTAGATTCATCATAGACAGAATCTTCATCAAACATTTGATCAATACTGTCAGCAAGAATCTCGAAAACATCATCTTCAGTAACTTCTTTCTCGACAATAGATCCTTCAACAAATCTATTAAAACCAGGATACTTCATTATAAGTCCAACGTTATCGTCAAGCATAATCTTATTGCTATGTCCTTCTGGTTTGACTACCTCCACATCATGAAGATTGATCTGTGTTGTAACTCTGGTCTCACCATCATCAAGGCATGTTACTTGCATCTCAATCATTTCCCCAACAGATGCTGCACGAATTTTCAGAAAAATATATTCCAAATCAAAAGTAGCAAGATCGGTTAATTTAAATCCACGAGTTTGAATACATGCCGTGAGGAGATCTTTTACTGCGCTCTGGATAGTATCTGCATCATCACTCTGCAGTGCAAGAAGTAATACTTTCTCCTCTTTAACTACAAACGGACGATACTTGATCTTCTTTCCAGTAGAAGGTACTTCGAGTTCATATGTCGGATGTTCTAACTTTGGCAAAGCCATGATAATAACCTCGGTTCAGTAATAATATTTAGTTCGACTTTTTTAACCAATTTTTTGGCGGAAAATTTTTTCCAGATTTTATGAAATCAATATGCAATTATGAAGTCACCCCATATTCTCTTCTTACCGATGCAGATGGTTCCTTCTTTGTGTTGATAAAGTATGTATGATGACGTGCGTAGTAGAACGATGCGGTTACCTTTGTGATCTGTGATGCACCATAGGATAGTGGTACTGCATCGATTGCATACGGGAATGCCTGCTCAATATAGTATGCAATTGGTGGTCTACCATTAGGAGCATTGGGTGATATCTCTGTCTTAGTAATCAAAACATCTAACATGTAATCTTCTGGAAATTTCACTCTGACAGGTCTATTCTTACCAATATTTCCTCCAGAAGGTATCTTTCCTTTCATTTTTGTCAGTTCATATTTTTCATTTTCAAGTTTCTCTGGACCCGTTCCAAAAATAAAATCATTCCATTCCGTTAAAAACTTAAGTGGTGTCATGTCAGCATCACACATCCAACCCAACTGAAGATCACTATAAACTCTGGTATGAGCATAGTTTACAGAACCAGACCCAAGATATCTTCCATTAATAGTTCCAGTAGCACTATTTACGTTAGGAAGTTGTGCTTCATCACAAAGTAATCTAATAATTTCCTCGTCTTTTTGACCCTTTGTTATGTAATTATTGAGAACTTGACCTATCCCACCATTTGTAGCAGCACTTGGAACTCTAAACTCGATGTCCCAGTTGTTACTAAAGGACATCCCCCCTGCACCAGCAATGGTCTGTAAAAATATGTCTATACTTCCTGCTGTCACACTAAATACCTATGTTGGTACAACTATATTTATTATGGCATACTCTGGGTTATACAAACCTGTAAATCCTGGCAAGTATCGTGGAAACCCAACCCGTGTTATCTATAGATCATTATGGGAACGAAAGTTCATGGTGTTCTGTGATAACAACCCCTCGATAATAGAGTGGGGGAGCGAAGAGGTAATCATTCCTTATCGTGCTCCCGATGGTAAAGTGAGGAGATACTATCCAGATTTCTATATCAAGGTTCGTGAAAGAACTGGAGCAATAACCAAATATATTATCGAAATCAAACCCAAAAGACAAACCCAACCCCCGAATGACAAAAACAAACGCACTAGTGCCTATCGTGATGCAGTTTTAACATTCGCAAAGAACCAAGCTAAATGGTCCGCTGCCCGTGAGTATTGTGAAGACAGGCAAATGAACTTCTTGATACTTACCGAAGACCATTTAGGAGTATAACAATGGCACAAGGATTCGCAGACATCCAAAGAAATACAGTCAATAATAAATCTGGTTATAAAACTTTGTTTGAGCGTATCACAGAAAAAACTAAAGGAGAAAAGAAAAGTTTTACGTGGTACGTTGCTGCTGTTAAAAGTGAATCATCCAAATATAGAAAAGATCCAACAAAATTTCCCAGAGATGAACGTAATGATGGAACTGGGAAAAAAGATGAGCAGGATGAAAATATCCTCAGACATTATGTAAAGCAAGGTCACTTATACATGTTTGAGTATAAGGCAAAGATGAAATGGTTACCATATTATGATACAAACCCATTAGTTTATGTACTAAGAACAGAAGGAGATAGTTTCTATGGTGCTAACCTACACTACTTGAGTCCAAAGAAAAGAATACTTGCTGTTCAGAAGTTAATGAAGGGATCTATTGACTTTCCCAAAGCATGTATCCATAAATATATAAACGATCATGTCCAAGGATTTTTTCTTGATCTTGCTGCAGTTGAATGGGACACTGCCATTCTCTTACCAGTAGAAAATTTTGTTAAGGATGTTCAAGGACACAAGTTTCCTTATGACAGACAACTCGTATGGGAGGAAACAAATGAAAAGTACTACGATAAAATTAAAGGTCGTAGAATTATTAAAAGTTATGGTAAATCATCCGACATAAAGATGGCAAAATAAATGGCAGCAGGACAATTCTACATTTTAGATGACATACTATGGTATGATGATGGAAGTGGCTTTAAATCAAAAGGCAATACTGGTGGACTTACTAATGGAAAACCAGTAAATGTGAAGGTGCTGGCATATTTTGCTGGTGTGCAAGTAGATCCAACAACAAAAAAACCTCTAGGAACTCAACCAACCAGTACAACACAAGCAGTTGCTCAAGGAACTGGTGGACAAGCTGGAGTACTTCAAGCTGCTGCAAGTCCAGTACCAGCTCTAACAACATCTCCAGATGGAGGTAGTATCAGATACCCCGCAGATATTGGTACTGGTACTAGTGACTATATGATATTTGAATTCTTTGATTATTTGCCACCGTTCTTTTCTAAGTCATTATCAGATATATCTTTGGCGGCATATAATACTAGTGCCAACCAAGAAAATTTAAAAAAAGCAGATGGATACCCACAACTTATTATATACATGCCAGAAGGTGTTAGCGTATCATATAAAGCAAATTGGGATGGAAAGAAATTTGGAAACATTGCTGCTGGTGTTCTTGCAGCCGCTGGTGATATGACAAGGGGAGACCTTGCTGGATCATTAAGAAAACTTGGGAACACGGTATCAAGCACTGCACAGCGAGCTCCAGCACAAGCTGGAGCAGCAGCAGTTAGTGCAATTATTGGTGGCATAACTGGAGATAGTGTAGGACCTAATGATATTTTTTCATCTATTGGTGGTCAAATTCTAAATCCAAATGCTGAGTTAATTTTTGGTGGACATGATCTAAGAACTTTTACCTTCACATATAAACTAGTTCCTTTCAATGAAACTGAGGCGAAAAATATTTTTGGAGCAGGGGGAATAATTGAAACTTTCAAAAAAGCAATGCTCCCCTCCTTTGGTGGAACAATTCAACAAAATTCTGGTTCTGCATTAACAAATGTTGCAAGTGGTGCCAATCAAAATGTTGGATTTATTAAAAATCCAAAGATAGTTCAGCCATATTTTATGTTTGGCAATTCATCTCACCCATATTTACCAAAATTAAAACCATGTACAGTAACAGATTTTGATGTAAACTACACTGCCGATGGAGTTTATGCATCAAATTCTTTAGGATATCCAGCATCTGCGGAGATATCAATTTCATTCATAGAAACAAAACTAATTTACTCAGAAGATATAGGAAGCGGATTCTGACATGTACTTTTCTCTAGTTCCAAACATCGAGTACGATGAAAAACCAATTGGGTATCCATTCTCGCAATCTGACTATACGATAGCAAAGAACTTCTTTAGACGCTATCAAGTCAATGCAGATGTCTTCTCATATGCCGTCTTCTTCAACAAATATGCAATAGAGGATGGAGAAAAACCATATAATGTTGCAAACAAATCCTATGGAGATCCATTCTATGACTGGGTTGTGTTAATCACAAACAACATCGTTAATCCACTACATGATTGGCCATTAACTAACTATGAACTGCAGAAAACTTTGGAGAGTGAGTATGCTGATCCATATGGAACGATTCATCACTACGAAACCTATGAAGTTCCTGCTGGTTACAAAACAACTACCGACTTTGGTGAGCAAGAGCAGGTGCTGGCTCTCAAGGGTGGTCTAACCGTTGATCAAACATTCTACAATGGAACGTTCAAGTTCTGGAATGGAGCTTCATATGAAACAAAACAAGGCAGCGAAGTATCCAGACCAGTAACAGTCATGGATCATTTCGCTGCCGAGAATGAAAAGAAAAGAGAGATCTACCTACTGAAAGGTAGATACTTCCAAGGATTTGTAGATGAGTTCCGTGCCAAGAATCTCTACAAGTCATCGGGAGATTATATCTCCCAACGACTTAAGAAGGTAGGGGTTTAGTCTTCTTCAGCAAGACGAGCGAAGTAAGACAGCGCATCGTCATCATCAACCACTGCTTCTTCCTTCACAGGACTAGGAGCAGCAGTCACACGGGAACGGAACGATGAAGGTTGCTCAACCACAGGTTCGAACTCTTCTTCATCTTCATCCACAACCTGACGAGCAGGACGGGAAGTGATGCCAAGAACGAGATTCAAACGTGCTTCCAGTTCTTCGTAGGTCTTGAACTGATCCTTCGAAACGAATGCCTCAAGGGAGTATTCTTTCTTCCAGATCGCTTCAAGTTCATCATCATCTGCACTCAGAGCAGAGACAGAATCAAACTCAGAAGAATCATAGTTCCAGTAACCTGCAACTTTCTTAATCTTCAGTTTGAAGTTAGCACCTTCCCAAAGATCAAAGACGTTCACGGGGTCTTCATCTTGAAACTCAGGTTGCATGGCAGCGAGGATCTTGTCATGGATCTTCTTGCCATACTTATAAAGGAACACTTTACCTTCGTTCTCAGGATTCTTAGGATCCTTCACGACAAGGATGTTGCTGTAATACTGAAGCTTGCGCTTCTGCTTACGTGCAGTTTCTTTGTCTTCATCACTACCGCTATTCCACAAGCGGCGGTTCACTTCACCAACGGGGTCCTTCTCGTTGAGAGTAGTAAGGGAGTTCTCAATATACCATCCACCAGGACCTTGGAAGGCATGAGAATAAACTTTCGCCCACGGCACAGTTTCACCTTCTGGTGCGGGGAGAAAACGGATCACTGCATAACCATTACCAGCAGCATCAACTTCTGGTTTCCAGAAACGCTCGTCAACATTCTTACCACTTGCTGACTTCTCCAGTTCCTTCTGCAGGAATGAAAAATTGTTCTGGGATTTACGCTTAAGATCTGCGAAAGACATAGGATTACCTCGGATTAGTTTGGATTTGGTTTGTGTGACGCCCAATCACTTACTCATAATAGCAGGGCACAGAGTCGGGTGTCAATCCCCTGTGCCACTTTCCAATTTGGTTCTCATGACATGGATTTTTTCAATGAGTTCATCAAACATATGCTCAATTGGTGTGCCTGGTGTAGCACCTAGCATAATAATTCCTTGCTGCATAGTTTCTCTTACAGAAATTGCTTCAGGATCATCACTCATTTTAATTCTGAAATAGAATACTTTTTGTTTTTCGACTAGTTGTTCTAGTTTATCAAAGTATTCTAGTTTCCTCTCATTATCAAGAAGAACAAAGTTCATGGCAGATCTAAAGCAAAACTGCTGAAGATCTACCATCTCTTGAATGTCCCCACGGACTAATTCTGATTGAAAGAAACTCATACTAGCATCAACTTGGCACGACTTGTTTTTTTGATGAAGTTGAGTTGCTGTGCCTCGTGACGGATTTTTTCCTTTAGAGGTTTGCTAATCAACTTACCTACACTATCTAGTTCAATCTCATTTACTTCACAGTAGTGGATAACCGAATCAATATAATTCATATCTGGATTGTGTAGGGCAATCTTTTCCACTTCCTGCGAAAATTTCGCAGCGGTCATAAATCTATCCTCTAATAATTGTTTTTTCTCCATATCGTTCCTGGTATTCTGAAATGTAACTCATCAGTTTGATGAAAAATTCTTTCTTAGGTGGAAGCACCTTGACTTGAGTTTCTCCATTTTCACAAGCAACGATTGTTACGAGTTTTTTTACTCGCAAACCATATAGTTCTTGAAGCATACATGCGTATGCTGTTTCTTGAACAAAGTAATCGTAAAGGTATTGTTCTCGCTTTGGTTCTGCTGCTGTTTTAAAATCAATAATAGATAATTCACCATCAAACTCAGCGATACAATCAACACGACCTGCTAACTCAAGATGTTTAGAGTACAGGGCGGCTTCCTGAAGGTATATGTTATTTATCCGATCAAGAACATCACGACTGTGCTGAAACATTAACACAGGTAAAGGAAACTTACTATACTTTTTGAGGTCTAGATTGTTATTTAAATAATCTTCTACGATAGAATGGTATTTTGTTCCACGATTAGTAGAACGAGAAGAAATATTATTTGCTTTCTCCTCACCCACACGCTCTCGCCAACGAGCAATACCTGCCATCTTTTCACGATTGCTGCTAATCACAGTGGTGACTGACGCAAACTGACCTTCTGGTGTTGGATAAAGGCGTTTGCCATCTACCGTTACGGCATCCAATTCAATTGGCGTCAGAGCACCAACATGATTAAATAACTTCATAGACCAAGATTGATTTTGTTAATAATATAAGACTTGACAAGACCCGAGCGGACAATATCTTCGATACCAAATTCAATGAGTGAAAACTCGGGCATCTTATTAAGGATACGTTGGAAATCTAGGATACCAGAACGCTCGCTGATCTTAACGAGGTCTGTTTGTGAAGCATCACCACAAAAAATAATCTTTGTGTCTTGACCCACACGAGTGATTATACTATCAAGTTCATGAAAATTCAAGTTCTGGCATTCATCAATGATAACAATTGAATTATCAA